ATACACGCCTGTTTTTTTCTGCATGTCTTCATCGGTTGGATTGAGTAGGTACACAGCCTCCTCAAGTGCTTCTGTCAGTTCTAGCATTTCCTCCGGTTCCCACGACTCACACTCACAGACATAACGTCCCGCGTTAAGACTTGCGCTTATATCAATGCCGTGCGGCGCATCTGGATGGTCGTTGCATTTATTGCGTTCAGCCTCAAGGTGGTCAAACCCTTTGACTACCTCGTCACACAGGTCGCGCTCAAACTCAAATCGCTCGTCGATTTCAGACCAAATTGCGTGTTCAATCTGATGAATGAGCCAATCAGGTCGTGGCTCATCGTGATGCTTATGCGCTCTTTCGTATCCACGCTCAATGCCGATTTCGATACACTCTTCAAGTATTTTTCTGATCTTTGCTCTCATGGGTATACAAATCCAAACATTAAATAATGAAAAATATAGATCAACACCACCATTACGGGTAGCAACCAAATTAAATCAGGATCAAATTTCGGGTTCATGACGTGTCTCTTTCCCCGTTTTTAGGGCGTCATTTAATAAGACAATAATCTGCCACTTGTATTCGTATTCAAACTCTTCGACGACAACCATCTCAGGTTGCTCCGCTTCGAGCTTGTACTTGCGAACTTGTGGTTTATTGCCGACGTAAAAGATCGTATTTTTGTGGTTATCGGTAACTCGATAAAGTTTCATTGACTGCTCCCGTAGTCTCGTGGTCAATCGTAGACGTTCATGCGCCGTGGGTCGCGTTTCGCGTCATACGAATGTTGTTTGTCGTAGCCTTGCTCGACATACGTTTCAAAAATCAGCCGCAACTGGCCTGAAATTGTCCGGCCTTCAGCTTGTGACATCTTTTTAATTTCATCGTACACCCCGCGAGGCACGAGGACGCTTTTCCAACGTGTAGTATCCATATTTTCTCCTCATTTGTCTGCGATTATATGCGAGTGTATAGAAATGTACAAGATAAAGCACAAATTAGACGAAAAAAAAACCGCCCCGAAGGGCGGCAATCAAGAGGGATAATCAAATGAAACTCGAAACGGCTAGCTCAAACCGCTTCGCCCCAAGACGGTCCGACTTCGACGTCGCACTTATTGGGTACCTCTAAAGGTACAGCAGACTCCATAACTTTTGCAAATGTTATCGCTTGCTCTCGATTATCCACACTCATTGCGATTTCATCGTGGACTTGGAGTAGTGGTAGATGACCCATTTTATAAAGATTAACCATCGCTTGTTTGGTCATGTCCGCCGCCGATGCTTGGATCAATCGGTTTAACGCTTTGTAAGTAAATGCGCGCTTAAGCCGCGTGGTTTCGCCATATTCTTTAACGGCATCACGGTAAGGCAAGGCTTTGTTCATGGCAAAGGTGTCTGGCTCCCACAGATCAAAGCGGCACTTGCGGCCTAAGATGGAGCGGATTGAACCAGAGGCGTCTTTTTCGTTGAGTCGGTTCATCACGCCGTGCATCAATCCTTTTACAAAGGGCACTCGGTCGTGGTACTGCGCGATCAACTTTTTGGCGTCGTCCACCGGAATGTCCAATTGATCGGACAACTTGTTGACGCCCATGCCATACATCATGCCAAGGTTGATTGTTTTGGCTTGCTTTCGGCCGATGCCCGCCATCTCAGCCACCATTGTGTGAAAGTCTGTGTTGGGGTCTTCGTTATAACGTTGCACAAACTCTTTGGCGCCCTGTAGCGGAATACCGCGCGCTTTTCCGTACACGTGCGCATAGTGAACCAAGATCCGTGGTTCTTGCTGCGAGAAATCTATGGCAGCCCACTCCTGCCCCTCTTCTGGAAGGAACAGACTGCGGATCATGGGCCCGATCTCAGGATCACGCGCAGGGATCTGTTGCAGATTGGGGTTGTTCATGCTGATGCGTCCGGACACTGTTCCGCCGTCATCAGACCGGATCTGATTGACGTGACCATGTATCCGGCCATCTTTGGCGCAATAGCGCATGATGCTATTAATAAAGGTGCCGGATGTTTTGTTGATGTTGCGCGCTTCAACAACCAGTTTGGCAAACGGGTGTGTTTGTTCGTTTAAATAGTTTTTGGTGAATGACGGCGCGCCCTTTTCTGTTTTAGGGTACTGGATACCCATTTCATCAAATGCTTTGGCCAAGGACTGTGCCGCCCAGATCTCCACGCCAAACCCTGCCTGACGTTTAATTTCTTTCTGCAGCTCTACTTCTCTTTTCTGCAATTGGTCACGGGTGCGTTCAACGCGGTCTTGATCGACGCGGACACCGCGTAACGTCATGTCTACCAGACAAGGCAGTAGGTCGAGTTCGAGATTGACGATGTCCCACAAGCCTTGTTTACCAACCTCGACGCTCATGTAGTTCCAAAGTTCGAGCGCCAACTGCGCATCCACCTCGGCATACGGGCCGACATACATGGCCGGCATCTTCCACATCTCTGCTTTTGGATCGAGACCAAAGGTTCGAGCGGCTTCTGTCAGATCTTTTTCGGATTTGGTTTTGCCTAACATGTCAAAACACAGCGCGTTCAGGCTGTAGCTAAACCGGTTTTCGTCTAACAAACTGCCGATCAGCATGGTGTCCACAATACGGCCATTGAGTGTAAATCCTTCGCGCTTAATCCATCCGGCGTCGTATTGCGCATTGTGCATAATCTTTTCACACGGCAGATCAAACACCTTTTGTAGCCACTTGGATACAATCCGCTTGTCCAGATTACCGCCACCCTTGTGGCCGACAGGAATGTAACCAGACCAATCGTCGGTCGCGATGGCGTAGCCTACAACCTCACCGTTTCCGGTCGCCCATCCCGGTCCCATTGTTTTAAGGTCCGGGTCGCGTGTTTCGACGTCAATGGCGATGCGCTTGGCGCTGCTTAGGTCGGGCAGCTCAGAGGGCGGCACCCATTCTGTTTTCGGCGTAAACATCGCCATTTGCAAACTCCTTTACCTCTCCCTAGCCACCAATACCAAATGGGGCAGATGAATATAATTGTCCAAAGAATAAAATTAGCCCACGTCTCGTGCATCGTCTTTCAACTCAAATTTGAAACTAAGACTCGGCGCTTTTGGATTGGCGTTTTCTTTACGCTTCCAAGCCGCCACCCAGTATTCTTTACCGTCAATCTTTGCTTCGCCCTTGAAGTCGGGATGCTTGTCAGTTGTTTTGTCTTTGTTACCCCAGATCGCTCCGCGGTTGTTGTCGTCATATGTCGTCATTTATTTCTCCTCCTAATGCGGCATAACCTGCAATGTCTACCCATGAATCTTCGTGATTGCTTATGTGACATAAACGGCTCATCTTGACCGCAATCATGCACAACACCACCTCTTCAGGATCTATCTGAACGTCTAAAATGGCAGACCACAAATCAGCAATGCGCTGATGGTTCGTGAGCGGATCACCGTAGACTTCGTCTCGTGTTACAGAGACAAGCTCTTGCGCTTTATCTAAAATATCTTCGCGTTTCATATGTAGTCCACCTCTGTAAGATTTGCTGGAGGGCCGTCTCTTTCTATTTTTTGCCACACCGTGCCATCTTCCGTTACGTCCAGTTCCCCACCTTCTTCAACTTCGATTGACCGCAAATGCCAACTATCCGGCATTTCCGGATAGCTCCGCTCGAAATACCAGATTGCACACAGCTCGTAGCAATTGTCGTCCGCATCCCAATACCAATGTGTTCCGTAATATTCCCCTGAGTTCATAATTCGTAGCTCCTCGAGACGTCTTCTGGTTCAACAATAAAAAGATTTTCCCGTGCACGGGTGACGCCCACATAAAACACACGGTGAATGTCATCGGGGTTCGAGCGCGCTGCTTTTTCGGCCGCAGGACTGAGGTCCGTGAACAGTACAACGTTGTCCGCCTCGCCACCTTTTGACCCGTGAATCGTGGACACTGTAATGCGGGGCTCGCCATTGAACTTTTCACCGCGACGCAGGAGCGCAATGATGTACGCCCGATCCTGCTCCGGCAGTTTGTCCATAGCAACGTGCCAGATCATATCCTTGTCCGCGTTAAGGCCGTGGTCCGCGATCAGTGTATCGAGATCCACCATGTCTTCGTCCCCGAGTGCCGGTAGCTTTTTAAAGCCCCGTGCGATGCGTTCCTTGGCGCTCATAAACGAGTAGATGTGGCGCGCTGTCTTGCCAGACACTTCGCGGCCTTTACGCAGGCTTTCCCACCCGTTGACAGCGTCGGCCACCTTTTCTGAGATGGACCGGTGTCCGCGGTAGTTGAACAGATAACCGTTGGACTTGAGGTCACTGGCAACAGGGGTCAAATGGTATCCCGCTTGAGAGAGGATAAGCCACGAACCGTCGGCCATGTCGAGTGAATCAATGGTGTTGATCCGACTAACACGTCCGGGTTCGGTCCGCGGATTGTATTTTTTAGGAAAGCGGCGTGAGATGCGACGGCTAATGCTTTCGGCCACATTGTGCACTTCGCTTGGAATCCGGAAAGAGTTTTCAAGGATCTCGGAACCGCCGGGTAAATTGATGAAGTGATCGACATCCGCACCCGCCCACCGGTAGATGGCTTGGTCGTCATCGCCCGCACAGTACATTTTGTCGGACATGTCATCCAGAATATGTGCGATGTCCCACTGCAGTGGTGACAGATCCTGCGCTTCGTCTAAAAACGTCAGCTTGAACCGGTGTTTAAACGTAGGTGCTTGAACGACAAACTGTTCCAACATGTCAGTAAAGTCGAATAAATTGTACATATCCTTGTACTTGCGTAAGGATTGCGCAACATAGTTGACAGTATTCCAATCTTGATCGATGTCGCTTTCGTTGTACTGCTGACGCAGATCAACTTTACGCAACCGTGCAAGGTTGATGAGTCCTAAAACGGGATCATTGGTTTTGGCCAGATCCATAAAATCATCAGACGCAACTTGTTTACCTTGCACATCGACGCCGATGGCGTGGCTCAGCTCTTTGTAATGCTCGGGCTGCATGATCCGGTCTGAACTGATGTCTGTCATTGACAGCGCCAGTGAGTGCAGAGTCCGGAAATAGACTAAATCGTTCTTTGAGTCCAAATTAAAACGCTCGGCCGCTCGCTCTTTGGCCTCAGTTGCGGCCTTCTTGGTAAACGCAAGAAACGCAACCTCTTGCGGCTGTACGCCAGAAGCAAGCGCTTTGTCCACCATGTTAAGCAAGGTCGTTGTTTTACCGGTTCCCGGCGGCCCGAATATCCTGAACATCCCCGTAGTCCTCTATGTTGTTTTCAACGTGCTCGATGATTTGCCTCACCCGCTCCCGAGACAAACCCACCCGTTTCGCGATTGCAGTCATCGTCATATAGTAGCGGGTTCGCATCTCATAAATTTGAAAGTCTCGTTCTTTATTCATTTTCTTCCACCCACTGCTCAAGTTCTTTTACGCCGTCTAGTTTTTCAATAAACATCGGAGTGTATTCGCCCATGTATGAGCCCAAGACGTTGAACTGAAAATACTCAACAGCTTCCCAAATCTCACAATTAAGTTCTTTTTGTATCGCGGATACACACTTATCGATGTCATAAGCCACTACCGTGGGATCGCCACAGCGGTGTGCTACACCAATAATTGCCTTGTCTAGTCCATCTGCTTTCAGCATCAAAACGGCGCCTCCTCTTGATTAAACTTCGGTTTTAGGTCGATGTCCGCGGACACGAATGCGGGAATAGCCCAAACACGCACAGCGCGCCCTTTAATCTTAAGCACGGTGCTTTCACCGTTGATGTCGCGTAAACGTTGGGCAATCTTGTGGGACTTAAATTCAAAAAACTTATTCTTTCGTAGGTGCCCTTCAAAGTCTCTGAGCCTGAAATATGTGATGTTGGACTCTTCGTCGGTCCAAGGTCGGCGCAGTAAGATCTCCTCTTTGTCCTGCGCTTGCTGCAAATGCCGGCAAAACTCTTCGAGATAATCGTAGAACTGGCCCGAGGTCGATGCGTCCTGAGCCACCTCCATAACGGCGCTTTCGTTATCGCGCATCTCTTGCATCAGGGTGCTTATGCGGCTTTCCCAGTTCTGCTTCGAGACTGTACGAGGCATAAAGTTAAGTTGTTCCATGCATGCTTTTTGAAAAGTAATTTGCGAAAGGAGCGCGTCAGTGTCGAGCTCCAAAGGCTCCCCATTAACGTCCATAAACCAGACAGGCGGTGTCGAGTTGTATTTTCGGAGATTTGCAACAGAAGCCCCTGCCGCCGCCGAAGCAATACCGAATTTACGCGTCTGGCAGAGATCTTTGTTGCAGTGCGCGCAGATTGGTGTGTCGGAGCATCGGTAAGCATAATCCTTTTTCTCAAGTTGTTTCGCCACAGTATTGACTTCACTAAGTGGCAACGGCGGATCCAAATACTGCGCGTTATACTCCAATATTTTGCTTTCCCACTCTTCGGGATAAGCTTTCCGTAAGTACACGCCCAAGTTGAATAAGCCATTATTCCGTCCCCCTTCTGAAATTTTTTCTTTACACAAATACTGTAAACACGGCGGCCCGTCTTTAATGATGATGTCCGAACCGTCGGTCGGGTTCTGAAGCGCTTGAACCTGCTCCAGAGTCTGCACATGCGTTTCGTGGAGCGCAAAAAACTCTTCAAGGGTAGCCGAGGTGCCATCGTCTTTAATTGCGTAGCGTAGGCCGTCCTCTGCGTCGTAATACGGTAGGTTTAAAAAGTTACCGACATCCCCGCGATCTAAATTGAGTTTGATCTGTTTTGGAAAGATCTCACTGTCACCATAGCCGAGGGCCGTGGACACCTGTTGGAGTGTCTCCTGCATGGTGCGCGCAGGAATCCATTCTTTGGTAAACAGAAAGCAGTGTGCGCCACCCGACTTTGAGCGGCACACAACCAAAGGTAATTTTGCTGACCGAATTTTCTTGACCAATTCGGTGTGGTCCAACGGGTACTGGTCGATGTCGATACATCCCCACTTAACCTCGTTGTCTTCGTTAATCGGAATAATGCCGATGCCCTGACCTTGTCCGGACAGGTGGCCTTCCCATAGTCCCGTGGTCCGCGGTTCGCGAATGACGGCCGCTTTGCCGGAATTCTTCCCGCTCTGCGTCTTTTTTTCGATTTTAAATGTGCCATAGGCTTGTTGAAGCCCGTCAAATATGGCACTGAACTTTTCGACTGACATACGTTTACCTCAAAGACGGGGCATATGCTGACATATGCCCCGCAAGCACTTAAAAACCGGGATTTGTAGAAACTTCCTCGTCTTCCCCGTGCTTCACGACAACGTCTCCGCTGCCAATGCTTTCAGCAAACTGCTTTGCCTGCATGTACAAAGTCGCATCGCTGACTGGCCCAACGCGTGACATCTCCCAACCGTGCCACGAACCCTTTGAGTTCTCTTCTGACAATGTTTTGAGATGATAAACATGACTAAAACGTGCCGGTGTAAACGGTCCGTTCTTGCCTTGCATCTTGAGTCCGGCAACCATTGAGTTCCACTTGCGTGACTTCTTCAACTGCGTTGACTTCATTGCAATCAATGCTGTCTCAGCAGACCCGTCCTCATTCAGAATGACAACAAAGTGTTGGTGCGTTTCCTCGATGTATTCACCGTTGCCGCCATCTACATACTCGCGGTTGTCGGTTGAATCACGCGTTGTTTTTGGGATTTTATCTCCCGGCGTGTAAATCGCCTGCGGTGCACCGCTTCCAGAGCCGCGTGGCGCCCACTGAATAAACCGGCGCTGATACGCACAAGGAATGACTTGGATGCCCTCCTTGCCGCTGTAGACCGTGCCGGTCACAGTGTTGTAGATGTCACCTTTACGGCCCGTGAAGTTTTCATCATCCAACAAAGGATCGAGTGCAGAGATGATTTTCAGAAAGGGAAGCGCAAGATCTTCTTGCCCCATCTCTGTGCCTTGACCGGCATCTGCCTCAAACATTGTGGGATCAAACTCTACTACGTTTGTATTTGATTTTTCTGCTACTGCTTTTGTCATTACTTAGTCCTCTTGATTACTGCCCGTTGTCCAACCCATGCGCCGAAAAGCTCCATAGGAAAATCATCCCCGTTCTCTACGCGTTCCTTAATAAAAGCGCGCAGTGTCTGCGGATGGATCTCTGTTTTCTGCTCTGCGGCATACCCCTGCTGTGCTGCAAAAGCTTGGAAAGCAGACGCTTGGTCATCTTCGCCGCGGCCAAAGACACACAAGACTTGATTCTTGATGATGTCGTCATAACCGTGTTCACGAAGCCACTCGAAAGCCTGTGGCTTATCATCGATACGAATCGATGCACCATAGGTATGGGTAACCTTTACGTTACTACCATCTTCCAAGGTCATTGATGACAGGCCGAGTTCGGTGAGCATTGCAGGCAGCTCCTCGTCTGTCATTTTTAAGAGCGTTTTTTTCTCGTCCTTGAGGTTCTTCTCAAGATCTTCGATGTACGCTTCTTTTTCTCTAATTGCTCTGGCCAATCCAGCCACTGTACTCAGGCTTTCTTGATCCAGTTTTTCTACTGATGATTCGGCAGTGTCCTGCTCCATCATTTTTAGAACATCTTCATTCATACGCCGTTCTCCGTGGTTAAAGGCACCGTTCGGGCCTTGACATTGCTATATATAATCCTACAATAAGCAAGAGTCAAGGGGAAAGTTGCATGAAAGTTGAAAATTATGAATTTAAGACCAAGCCGTATGATCATCAGCTCAGCGTATTAAAAGATTCGTGGGCCGCGGAATACTACGCGCTCTTCATGGAAATGGGGACCGGCAAATCGAAGGTTGCCATTGATACGATGGGGATGCTGTACGAAAAGGGTCATATTGACGCGGCGCTCATTGTTGCTCCGAAGGGCGTCTACGATAACTGGGTTCGCAAAGAAATAGAAGCCCACTTACCCGAACGTATTGAGCGGACCGTGGTTCGTTGGATGCCGTCCTCTGCCAAGGGGTATCAAGAAGAGCTTGCTCAATTGGTATATGAAAAGTGCAATGGAATTAAGATTTTAGTCGTTAACGTCGAGGCGTTTTCCACGCCAAGGGGTACGCGGATCGCGTATGAATTCTGTGATAAAAATCCGAACAACTTAGTCATTGTTGACGAATCGACAACCATTAAGAACAGAAAAGCTCAGCGGACCGCGAACATTATGGAGCTGTCAAAGAAAAGCAAGTACCGTCGCGTCCTGACCGGTTCGCCGATTACCAAGTCGCCAATGGATTTGTTTAGCCAGTGTGCTTTCTTGTCACCAAAGGCGCTCAACATACCGTCCTTTTATGCGTACCAGAATCGATACGCTGTTGTGCAAAAGCGCACAATGGGTCACAGAAGCTTTAATGAGATTACGGGCTACCGGCGGTTAGACGAACTGAACGCAAAATTAGATCGGTTCAGTAACCGAGTGTTGAAGGTTGACTGCTTGGACTTGCCTGAAAAGATATACATGCAACGTCTTGTTAATCTGACCGACTCGCAAAACTCTGCTTACGTGCAAATGCAAAAACTGGCTTTGGCCAAACTGGAGTCGGGTGAATTATCCACAACGGCATCTGTTCTGACACAGATCATGCGGTTGCAACAAATTTGCTGCGGTCATTTACCAGATGATGACGGGAATTTGCACCCAATAAAGAGCAATCGTTTGAATGAATTGATGAGCGTTATCGAGGAGACGTCCGGAAAAATTGTCATCTGGGCAACATACACACATGACTTGAAAGCCATAAAATCCGAACTGGATAAGCAATATGGGGAGGCAAGTTCCGCGATCTACTTCGGAGAAACGCCTCAAGATGAACGCCAAGAAATTGTAAATAAGTTCCAAGATCCGGACAGTGAACTGCGGTTTTTCATTGGTCAGCCCCGCACCGGTGGCTACGGGATTACGTTAACCGCTGCAAATACAATGGTTTATTACAATAACAGCTATGATTTAGAGATCAGATTGCAGTCTGAGGATCGGATTCACCGGATTGGTCAGGGCGCAAACTGCACGTACATTGATCTAATCACGCCGGGCACAATTGACGAAAAAATCCTGCAAGCTCTTCGGAGTAAGATCGATATTGCGGGCCAAGTTCTCGGAGAAGACGTTAAGACTTGGTTGATTTAAGCACTGTTTGTGGAAGTCCCAGTGATCCGATGCCCGAGGTAACCGCACCACCTTCCGCAAACCGTCTTTCAAAACCTAAGCCGAAACCGGTTGGCGTGTTGCCTGCATAAAACCCGCCGCCTAAATTCCCCCGGCCGGTTTGCATTGCTTCTCGAATT